CGGCCGCATGGCCGGACGCGGCACCCGTGGCCAACGCGGCCGCCGCCTGACACGGTAACGCAAACGTGATGCAAGCCGGGCAAAAATAAATCGCCCGGCTTGCAATAAAAAGATTGACCGCCCTGCAACGCATTGGATAAGTTAATCAGACCAGCGCAAACGCGCCGCAACACGGGAGCACAGCACAATGTCTAACGAAATTCTCAGCTACACGATCAGCAACGCGGTCTCCGGCCATTGTTTCGGCATCTACGAAGGCACGTCCAAGGACGACGCGCTCGACACGCTGGCGCGCGATGCGGGCTATGAAGATTATTTTGATGCTTGCGAATCCGGCTTCGACGGTGACGACTTGATCGCGACCGAGATCGAGTCGGCCTGACGCGCTAAGGACGGCCCACGGGCCGTCTCATAGCGCGCCAGAGTGGCGACGCAATACGGGAGCAACGATCATGACCAACACAAGCTACAACGGATGGACGAACTACGCCACGTGGCGTGTGAACCTTGAGATCTTCGACGGCATGGATCTCGCGGAATGGAACCTTGACCGCTTTGATATTTTCGAGCTAGCCGACTGGCTGAAAGAATATGCGGGCGACGTGATCGAGCAGACATCGACGCCCGGTCTGGCGCGCGACTACGCCATGGCGTTCTTGGCTGATGTCAATTGGGGCGAACTCGCCAGGGCGATGAACGAAGCGCAAGAGGAGTTGGACGTATGATGCACCTCGCCATTGCCTTCATTCTGTTCATCATTATTCCCTTCGCGCTAGTCGGCGCGGCCGCCCTGTGGGAGCACCTGACAAATGACACAGACACCGATTATCGAGATCCGCGCATCTGACGGGAGCCTGACGGGCCACGTCGCCCGCGTGCGCTACCTGCCGACGCTCGCGCGGCGCTGGCGCGGCGTGACGACCGACGGCCGGATCATCTACGGTCGGACGGCCCAGCGGGTCGCGCAGGCCATGCTGGCGGAGCGCCGCGCATGACCGACGCGGATCGCGACTGGTTCGCGCACTATGCGGCCGTCAAGGCACGCATTGCGACGGGGCTACGCCCCGGCGCAGCAACGCCACCGGCACCACCACCGCCACCACCGTTACCACCGCCACCACCGCCAGCGCCGTTGGCAGATCCGCCCGTGCTGTATAAGACCGACACGGCTTGGATACGGCTCACGCGGGCCGAACGGGCGGCGCTGCCACACGTCAAAGAACGCGCGGCCAAGCTAGCAGGCAAGGCCGCGCGGCAAGCCGCGACGGCCGAACGCATGGCGCGCTACCAGCTGACGCAAGAGCAGCTCGCCGAGCTGTGTGCGGACATCACGGCCGCGCACAAGACGACCTGGCTGGTGCTAGTCGGCCGGTCACCGGCTGCCGCACACCTGCGGCCACGGCTGGAGGTCTACCGGCGCCTGTTGGCGTTGGGTTGGACCTACTCGGCCATTGGGAAAGCCTGTGGGCGCGACCATAGCACGGTCATGTATTACATCAGACGATGGGGGACGACAGATGAGCAAGCGTAAAGCACACCCGCAAGCGCAGGACGCGCCGCAGACGATAGAGCAGACCCTACAGGACCGCGAGGCGACGCACGGCGACTTCGCGGACGTAGCGGCCTACGCGCAGCTCATGAAGGAGATCCTGCGCAATTCGACAGGCTACCGGCGCATGAACGACGCGCAACGCGAGTCCTGCGAGGCGTGGCTGTCAAAGACCGCGCGCATCATGGCGGGCGATGTCGACTATGACGACCACGCGCACGACATCGCGGGCTATGCGACGCTCTACGTGCGGGCCTGTGGCGCACGCCATGCCGAACGCGCAGCGGCTGACGCGCTGGCGGACATCGAGGCGGCGCTCAATCCTGCGCCGCGCTACGCGCCCGGCGACGTGACCGTGACGCTGGTCAACGGCGCGGCCGCAGCGTGAGACCGCACGCGACACGGGCCGCGTTCGAGCGGCTCAAGCGCGACGCCTGCGCCGAATGCGAGATCGACTCGGCGACGTTCGATGGCCGGTCACGCGTACACGCCGCCAGCACCGCCCGACACCTCGCGTGGTGGCGAGCGCGCGACAGCCTGCTGGTCTCGTATCCGCAGCTAGGCCAGTGGTCCGGCGGGCGCGACCCGACGACGGTCTGGCACGGCGTGCAGTCGTTCGACGCTTGGCTGGACGGACGGGAATTCGAAAGCGCCCTGCGCAAGCGCACTAGGGCGCTGGAGTACTACAGAGCAAAGAAAGCAAGGGGCGAGATATGACCGAGGATCTGGACGACCTGACACTGATCTACATGTACGGGTTCAAGAATGGGAAGGACAGCCTGAAGGACGAAATCGAGCGATTGTTGCTGATCGAGCAAGGCTCAGCGGAACCGTGCGACACGTGCGGCTGGCGCATGAAATTTCCCAACGCAGAATGTCGTAACTGCGAAAACGCAAAACTGCGCGACGAGATCAAGCGGTTGCGGGCGGCGCTGCAAGCCATCGCGCAATGCCCGATTCCGGTGCGGATACCGGGTCGGGTTGAACTGTGGAGCTTGGCGGTGCAGATGCAAGAGACCGCTATCGCGGCGCTAAGGGAGGCGTCCGATGATGCTGCGCCTTGATCCGCCCCTGCCAGTGGTGACGCCCCAAGGCAAGGGCCTAGCCCATGTGCTGCTGGATTATGGGGCGGAGCATGATTTATGCTGGGTCGTCTTTCAAAACGACGGCGAGTGCTGGACGTGGCGCAATCAAGACATCCGGGCCGAGACGAACGTGACATTCGGGAGGAAATGAGATGATCGACATCAACAAGAAATACCGCACACGCGATGGCCGGGAAGTTCGCATCTATGCGGTGGATGGGGCTGAATGCCTTCCCGTTCACGGAGCAATCAAATGGGTTACAGGTAAAGGATGGGAACCGCATATTGCGGGATGGCGTCCGTGTAGTTGGACTAAAAATGGAAAAGCAGTAGATGGGGAAGAGTTTTCTTGTGACCTCATCGAAGTGAAGCCCCGCATCAAGCGGACACTGTGGGTGAGTGTGTACCCGGACGAGATTACTTGGCTTGGCGTCGAAGGTTACGCAATTGGGGACGGGTGCCTTGCTCGCGTGAAGGTCGAGATCGACTGCGAAGAGGGAGAGGGGCTGTGAAGGCACTCGCGACGCGCGACAAGCTGATCGCGCAGCACTACATCGCCGGGCGCAAATTGACCGACATCGCGCGCTTGTTCGGGCTGCGTTCGCCGGGGCACGTCAGGATTATCGCAAGGCGCACAGGCGCACCGCCGCGCAAGAACGGGAGGCCGCCCCATGATCGACCATAAAGCCGCCCTGCGGGCACTGGCGGCGCAAGATGGCTGCAAGGCGTCGCTGCTGGCCGCTGCGCACATCGAGTACATCGAGCGGCAGCTCGTCAGCTCTCGGAACTACTCGGAGAACCTCCGGCGCAAGCTGGAGCGCGTCCGCCACCAGCGCAACGAGCTGCGGCGGCAACTGATGGAGAAAGAAGATGATTGAGGTAATTTCTGTGCTGATAATGATCCCAGTGGTTGTCATGGCTTGGGTTGGAATGGCCGCAGTCTGTCACCTTTTTTGGAGTAACTTTTTCAATGATTGAGTTTATGAAACAATATTAACTAAAAAAGACATGCGTCAGACATAAAACCGCAATAAGCTCCGCCGCGAACGACGGAGGCGGTGACATGATGCTAAGTGCGGCAGAATTGCAAACGCTGATCGTGCAGATGGGCAGCACCGCACGTGTCGCCGAGCATATCGGTCGAAACGAAAGCACAGTCCGATACGCGATCCGGCGCAACAAGCCGATCCGCGTATCGGATCTGATTCGCACCGCCAGCCTGCTAGAAGCCGAAGTGGCGGCGCTACGTGCGGCGCGCGATGCCAAGCCTCCGATCCGCACGCGCATTATTCCAGCAAGAGAAGGACGCTCGACCCGCGTCGTCGCGATAGGCGACACGCACGACGAACCAGGCATGGCCAAGGACCGCTTCAAATGGCTGGCGCGGCATTGTGTCGCACGTATGCCCGACAGAATCGTCCAGATCGGCGACTTCGCGTCGTGGAACTCGGTGTCGTCTCACGAGGAGCGCGGCAGCCTAGGCTACGCGCAGCGCCCTAGCTTTCAGGAAGATCTGCAATCCTGCGGCGAGGCGATGGCCGCGTTTTATAAAGAGACCTCCGGCCTGAGCATCCCGCTAGAGTTGGTCTGCGGCAACCACGAGGATAGAATTCAACGCTTTGAGAACAAAACGCCAGAAACTGTTGGAACTTTATGGGCGCAATTCGAAGACCTGTGCTCTAGGCATCGCTGGCGGCTCCACCTTTACGGGCAATGGTTGATCATCGACGGGGTCGGGTTCATCCATGTGCCGATGAACATCATGGGCCGCCCCTACGGCGGACAGCAGGCTGAGAACCAGATCGCAAACCACGCAACGCACTCAATCGTGTTCGGTCATACACACCGCGCGTCGTTCCGCAAGACGCCCAAAATCGGCGCGAACCATTCCATAGAAGTCATGAACTTGGGCTCAGCCATGCCACACGGCTACGTGGCCAAATACGCTGGCACGGCGACGACCGGCTGGAGCTACGGCGTGTACGAGCTGGAGCTGCGCGGCGGCCACGTCGTGTCCCACACGTTCACGTCAATGGCGCAGCTTGAGGAGCTGTATGCCTGATGCCGGGGCTACACCCGCACGAACGCCTTATTCACGATCTTGTGAACGAGTTCCGGTATAAATGGAGCGGATCACAGACCGAATTTCGCATGGCAGAGGAGTTGATCGCGCTAAATCTTGTGATCTTGGCGCAGGAGCAAACGATACAGGATCTGTTGAAGGATCGACATTTGGCATTCTATCGTGAACCCCCAAGAACGGACGCGCCCAATGGATGAAGACAACAACGACAACGTGGTCCACATCGACGACTCCGAACCAATGTTCTTCAACGACATTGTGTCGCAACGAGCCATTGCATTCGTAACGCTGGCGCATTTTTCCGAAACATCAGTGGACAAAAAAACAAAAGAGTTGACGCTCTTGATGATGCAGAAACTCATCACGTCCATCAAAACGCCATCGACGGCGGAACTCAAAACGATAAACTAGGCGACCGCCCCGGCTATCAACCGGGGCGGCGCTCTCATTTTACGATCTTCAATCCCGTCGTGGGCGGCGCTTCCAGCATGTTGCGCAGCTCCGACTTGCTGTGGTTGCGCGCCATGTCTGGCGTGGCGAAGACGTGCTTCTTGGTCATGTGCGCGCCAGACGCCAGCCGCCCCATGTCCACCCACCCGGCCTCCTTGAGCGCGTGCAGCAGCGCCGCCTGCGGGATCTTGACGCCCGCCGGAGCGGACGCGACCAGACGGTCGCAGAGCGCGAAGAACGGCGAGCCGATCACGCCGCGCGAGAACTCGCCAGCCTTGACGCGGATCAGGTCTACAAGGAAGCTCTCCGCGATGCTCATGCCATGCTCAACCAGGTTCGCCTTGAACTCGGTGAACGGCGGCGCGGCCGCCGGATTGAACTTCGACACGTCGCGGGCGTGCATCCACGCCGCGACCTTTTCGAACCCTCCGGCCTTGTACCAAGTCCACAAACGGTCAGCATCCGCCGGTTCCATCCGGGGCGCGTTAGACCAGAGGCAGAACCAGCGGCGGTCCTGCGAGGGAATGCTGATCGGCACCGGGTCGTTCGTGAACGCCAAGACGAACATGCGGTTCAGCATGTTGTAGGGGTGCAAGCCCTTGCGGTTGACGACGATCATGTCGGGCGGGGCGGCGATGACGGGCTTCAGCTTGTTCGCCAGCGCGCGGCGCTGCGCCGCCTCCGGCTCCTTCAGCTCGTTAAGGATCAGGATCTCGCTCTCCAACTGGTAGCCCCACTGCGACGACAGCGCGTCGTTGTCGATCAAGCCACGGTTGCGCAAGTTGGGGCCGCACACCGCCCAGATGAACGGTGCCCACATGCTGTCCTTGCCGCAGCCTTCGTCACCGCCGTGCAGCGCGGCGTGGTTGATCTTGATGCCGGGGTTCTGGATCTTGAACGCCATCATGTTGAGGGTGTGCTCCAGCTCCTCCGGCTCCGGCACCAGCAACCGGCAGTGGTCCAGCCACGGCGTCACGTCACCGGGCGTCACGCCCGATACGTCCGGCCGCGCGTTGCGCCAGCGGTTGCCGTACACCTCGCCGTCACGCGCGACCAGCACGGCCTCGCCAGCGGCGTAGGTAACACCGCGCAGCAGCCGGGCGTTCATGGCTTGGCGGTTCTCGTCGAAGCAGATTGACGCCTCAACTTTGCGCCCATTGTGGATTGACTGGCAGGGAACGTGGCGATAAATCGCGTTAAAGGTGGTGCGGCCCAGCTCGCGACAGTCGCGGATGTCGAAGAACGAGTCGTCGTCCAAGATGTAGGCGAAGCGTTCGTACCAGTCGGTCTTCTCGACGCGGCCCAGCTCCTTGCGCTCCACGTCCGCGATCACTTTCGCGGCATCGTCGGAAAACATCTCGGTCGGCGTCAGCTTGGACAGCGTGTTGCTCATGTGTTCGGCCAGCAGCTCGTCGCGCAGGCCAGGATTGACGCGCGGCCCACCATTATCGCAGACCCAGCCCAAGAACGCACGGCTGTTGAAGTCCTCGCAATGGCCGTGGTAGCAGCAGAACGAGCGGTCAAGGGGCTTGTAGCGCGCTTCGATCTGGCCGTCCGTATGCTGGGCGCTGTTCGGGCAGACGACGCCCATCCAGCCCTCCGCGTTGACATTGGACAGCACCAGCCCTTGATCGTTCAGCCACTCCAAGACGCTGTCCTTGCCGGTGTCGCGCAGGCGGAAGCTCACGCCCTGCGCCGTGTCGGCCTCGGCTGGCGTCACGCCAAGCGCGGCGCAGATTCCCGGCAAGGTAAACTCGCGTTCGGGATTAAAGGAAACGAGCCTAGCCTTGAACCCATCGCGTCCGGGTTTAAGGTTAGTTGAACCCGGAATGCGGAAGTTCCGCACGGCGTTGGTCGCGCCGGGGTCGGTGTAACCTGCGGCCGCAATCGCCTTGATTGCTGCGGTAAATTCGCCCTTGGTCGGCTGGTCGCTGAAGGCGTAGCCCCACTGGAACGACCCCGGCGAGGTCTCGATGACCCACGTCGGCGGCAACGGCGGTGCCTTCGCCTTCGTGCCGACATCGTCCAGCATCAGGCACAGCACGTACTCGCAATTGGACGCGCTGGCGCTTGGCTGACCTTCGCTGAAACGGTCAACAATGAACGATCCGGTGTTCATGTACCAAGCTTCGCCCGCCTTTGGCGTGCGCGTCGGCAGGTATGCGGGCCACGTATATTTCAGCGTCCCATCGCCGTGCGTCACCTGCTTGCCGTTGTGCATGACCGGCTTCTGCTTGACCAGCAGCGGCGTCTCGCCGTGTTCGGCCAAGCCTTGGATGAATTCGATAAAGTCTCTCATGTGACCCGTTCTCCCCGTTTATTTCCCGTAACGTCTCATCGTGTGCACCTCTATGCCGAGTGGTATTCCCTCGGCCCACGTCGGTGTGGAGCACATGATCCGCTTCATCGCCTCGACCGTACGGTCGGGGTCGTCCGTCTCCAGGACGATCTCGTCGTGGACATGCAGCACGGGTTCGAACCCCTCCGCGTCCAGCATCCGCAGCGAATAGCGCAACAGGTCGTTGGCCGTCGCTTGCGTCACATTCTCGCACGCCAGCCCCTTCCAGAGCCGGGCGCGGGGCCATTCCTTCGCATCTGCTGCGGGTTTCCATGACGCCTTGGCGTAAGTGACGCCCTCGGTCTCCAGCCGCGCGAAGGGATAGCAAAGCACGCGGCCAGAAGGCAGAGCGTACCAGAGGTGCGATCCGTCGAACAAGTAGGTAATCCGGCCAGCCGTGAACTCGTGACCCTTGTGGCGCATGGCGCGCGTATACGCCTGCTCCAAATCCTGCCAGAACGGCAAGGCCCAGGTGTTCGCCTTGCGCCAGCCGTCCACCATGCGCTTGGCCTCCGGTTCTGGCAACGCCAGACCGTAGACGCGGCCCATCGCGGCGAACGCGCCGACACCGCCAGCGAAGCCACAGGCGAGTTCTTGGACTTTTCCAACCTGACGTTGGTCAGGCGTCACGTCGTCGAACTCGACACGAAACGTCGCCATCGCGTTGACTTTGTAGACATCGCGGCCGCTGCGGAACAGCTCCAGCTTGGCGTCGCCACGGCCCGACAACCACGGATTGACGCGCGCCTCGATGGACGACCAGTCGGCCACGGCGAGCCAGTTGCCATCGCTCGCCAGCAGCGCGGGGCGTAGCATACCCTTCAGCACGTCGGTCACGCGGCGGCCGTACTGCGGCACGATCTTGTGACCGCGCACCATCGCCTCGCGCGTCTCGGTCGGCTCCTTGGCGCACTTGCGCGCAAAATTGTGGACCTGCGCGCCGTAGGACGACGCGCGCCCGGTGGCAGCACCGCCAGCGAACACGAACGCGCCACGGACGCGGTGGTCCTCGTCGTCGGCCAGCGCAGCCAAGCGGCTGAACTTCGCCACGCTGGACGCCCACAGGTCGTCAGCGCACTGGATCACCTCGGCCACGTCGGGCGGCACCTCGTCGGGGTTTTCGCTGGCAAACGTCAGCAGGTTGGCGCGGACGTTCTTGTCGATGGACATCTTCTCGACGCCGTCCTTGTGGACGCTCATCAGCTTCAGCGCCTCAGGACCGACACGGTCTTGCACCCACTGACGCATCTTCGGGCTGCGCACGCTGGTGATGGCACCCTGCGTCACCTCGGCCACGATCTGCTGGATCTCCACCAACTCGTCGCTGGCGTACTTGACCGCCGCGTTGCACAGCGCCAGATCGACGCGCACGCCCCGGTCGTTGATGCGCTCGTTGACGTGGTAGTCAGCCAGCTCTTCGGGCGACAGGTCGCGCAGGCTGCGGCTGATGGCGCGCATGGCGCGCACGTCCTGCTCGCAATAGGCCACCATCTCGGCCATCAGCGCCGGATCGTCGTTGAACGTCCCGTCAGCGCGGGGAACCGACAGCAGGCGGATCAGTTGCGACCCGCGATGGTCCTTCTTCATGGTCGCGCCGCTGAACCGGCCCACGTCCTCCAGCGAGCCGGGCGCGCAGTTGGCGCGGGCTTGCGTCGCGGTGCAGTAGAACTGCGACAGCGACGGCTCGCGGATGCCTTGGTCGGGGCAGAGGACGAACCAAAAGATAAGCCGCTCGAAGGCGGCGTTGTGTGCTCTGATCTGGCCTGTGTGTTCCGCAACGCGTCGCGGAAACGGCTGGTCGGGCGTCCATGTGACGACTTCGTCGTCGTCAAAGGCGTAGGACATGCACAGCACGGACGTGGAACGGTCCTGCGCGTAATTGTAGACGCCGCGCGAGCGAAGGTCGCAGCGGCTGCGCGTCTCGAAGTCAAGCCAGAGTGTTGTCATGATTTTTCTCAGTTACTCGCGGGCGCTGCTGGGGGAGGGGCAGCAGCGCCCGCTTTCACTCTCCCTTACGCGCGGCGACGGCGACGCGAATCAGCGGGAGCTTCAGCCGGAGCGTCAGCGACGGGAGGCGCGTCTGCTTCGGTCGAACCACCATCCATGCCCATCCACTCCACGATGTCAAACACCGGGGTGTAGATGCGGCCATAGGACTTGTGCATATAGTGCTCTTTCTTCAGACGAACAACCGGGACCGGTTTCGTCTGGTCCTTCTCGACCTGGCTGGCGATGGCGAGCGCCAGCGCCTGCACAGCACGCTTGCCGCCTACGGACGTGACCGTGTAGCGAGCTTCCATGTCCTTGTCATCACCGGACACGCACTTCAGCGACATGCCGACCTGCGTCTCCCAGCCACGCTTGGCACCCGCCGGGGCGGCGTCAAGCTCTGGCAGCGGCGACGACACCGGCACCATCTTCTCGCCCAGCACGTCACCCTCGCCCCAAGCAATAAAGCCGTGGACGAACGAGAACGGGTTGATGGCCCAAGTTGCGCCGTCCTCAATTTCGGTCTGGTCAGCGCCGAACACCCAGTGTCCGGTCTTGTCCATCTTGAGGATGACGCTGCCACCAGCATCAGACACGCCGGTCTTGATGCCGCGCAGGGAGTCCGCCAGCGAGGCGGCGGAGGGAAGGTTAGCGTTGCCGAAAACAGTGAGATTTGACATTCGTGTGTTCCTTTAGATAAGTTTACCAAGAGCGGCAGCAAGCTGCTTACCGATCTGCGACACTGCCGGGCGAGGATCATCCTCGGTTGCCAGAGTGTTGCCCGTTGAGATAGACACGACGAGGTCAGCAGGCAGCGGGAGCTTCTGCTTCTTGAGCAGCTTCTCCGCCTTCGCCGGACTGACGACCGAAGTCTCCACCAATTCCTCTGTAGTCAGACCGAGACGCTCCAGCGCCGACAGCGCCACCTCGTCGTCGATCCACTTGCGCGCCGAGCGCTTCGGCACCAGCTTGTAGCCTGGCACCGACAGACCTTCATCAAGCATCTGATACGCGAGCTCGTTCACGCCGCTGATCCATGCCTCTAGCAGTTCAGCCTGCTTAAGATAGACACCAATCTGCGCCGCGTCTATGGCATGCAACTTATTTTTTAGCGCTCTATCCACAGCTCCGGTCATGACCGGGCAGATTGGCTTGGCCGCGCACCACCGGCAGTGGTCGCCAGACGAGAGCGGGGCGTCGGAGAGCATCGCGCCGCGCACGGCGAGGACCAGCTCGCGTTCGAACGACGCGATGCGTGACGGGTACGTCACCCACCGCTTGACACTGGGCGGCTGCACGATGATGCACTCGATCTCGGTCACGCCTTGGAACGCCCACATCGTGGCGGGCGTGCGCATGGCGGCAGCGGCGTAGAACATCGCCTGCGCGTTCTCTTCCACGTCCACGGCGACACCGGAGCCAAACTTCCAATCGAGGACGATGGCGCGGTTGCCCAGCCGTCCGATCAGGTCGGCGGAGCCGAACACGCCCGGCAGCGCGGTGTCGAAGCCGACGACCTGCTCAACGGCGTATTCCATCTCTTTGTTGGGGTCGATCTCGTTCAGCGCGTCCAGCGCCGGGCGCAGCTTGGCGTCGATCAGGTCTTGGTCAAGCGTGATACCCTCGTAGACCGTGCCGAGGTAGCTCTCAGGCGTGCGGTCGGTCGTCAGGATCTCCGCGATGACGTTGTGGAGCAGCGTGCCCTCGTCCGCATATTTGCTAGACGGCTTCTCTGGCATCTGCTGGACAAGCTTGACCGAGCCGGGGCAGGCCATGACGCGCTTGGCTGTGGAGCCGCCGACGATAGTGGAGTGTTGGGCCATTCGTGAACCTTTCGTGTTTTTAACAAGCCGGACACTAGACAATCTTTTGCAGTCATGCAATACCTTTTTTTGCAACGGGAGCAGAAAAATGCTTGAGAAAGAAATCGAGGCGTATTTCATCTGGACGGTCGCCCGCATGGGTGGGCGGACGTACAAGTTCAAGTCGCCCACGCTGCGCGGCGTGTCGGATCAGGTGGCGTGCCTGCCCAACGGCCAGACGTGGTTTGTGGAGCTTAAGAAGAAGGGCGGGCGGCTGGCACCGCTCCAGACAAAGTTTGCCGCTGACATGCTGGCGTTGGGGCAGGACTACGCCTGCCTGTGGTCGCGCGAAGAGATCAACGAGTGGGCGCGGGAGACGGGATGCTGAAGCTCAGACCGTACCAAGACGACGCGGCAGACTTCCTGTTCGAGCACGACACCGCCATGATCCTCGCGCCGGTCGGCGCGGGCAAGACCGCCATCACGCTGACCGCGCTGGCGGCGGCGGTGTCGGACGGCTACGCCCGGCGCTGGCTGATCCTCGCGCCCAAGCGGGTCTGCACCGACGTGTGGCCGGTCGAGCGGCCCAAGTGGGCGGCGGGGCTGACGATGGCGCTGGCGGTCGGCACACCGGCACAGCGGGCGGCGGCGTTAGCGTCCGACGCCGATGTGGTTGTGATGAACTACGACAACATCCAGACGCTCACCGACGCCGACATGGCCCGCTTCGACGGCGTGGTGTTCGACGAGCTGACGCGCGTCAAGAACCCCAGCGGAAAGCGGTTCAAGGCGCTGGAGAAGCTCCTCAAGGGCGTGCGCTACCGTTGGGGCTTGACCGGGTCGTTCACGTCCAACGGTCTGGAGGACGTGTTCGGGCAGTGCAAGATCGTCGATCAGGCGCTGCTGGGCCGGTCCAAGGGCGCGTTCCTGCAACGCTACTTCGTCTGCATCAACCGCGACTTCGGCGAGTGGTCGCCACGCAAGGGATCGTTGGAGCAGATCATGGCGACGATCAAGCCCGCCACGTTCGTGCTGGAGCCTGGTGTGTACGCCGACAAGCTGCCGCCGCTCCACACGGTCGAGCTGGCGTGCGACATGACCGACATCAGGCCTTACAACGTCATGAAGCGCGACCTGATGCTGGAGCTAGGATCGGCGCAGGTCATCGCGGCCAACGCGGCCGCCGTGACCAGCAAGCTCCAGCAGATGGCCTCCGGGTTCGTCTACCACAGCACCTCAACCGCCAGCGACAGGCCGGGCAAATTTGACGTGGACAAGCGCGCGATCTGGATCAGCGGCCACAAGTTCGACCGGCTGGTTGAGCTGCTGGACGAGAACCAGCGGGCCAACACCATCGTCGTCTACAACTACAAGGAGGAGCTGGCCGAGCTGCGCCGCCGGTTCCCGCACGCCCAGACGATTGACGACGCCCGCGCCATTGAACGCTGGAACGCGGGCCAGATTGAGCTGCTGCTGATCCACCCCAAGTCGGCGGGCCACGGTCTCAATCTGCAACACGGCGGCAACAAGATCGTCTTCGTGTCGCTGCCGTGGTCGTTGGAGCTGTACGAGCAGACGGTCGGACGCCTGCACCGGGGCGGGCAGACGCAACCGGTCTGGTGTTATCTGCTGCTTTGTAATAAGACTATCGACGAACGGATCTGGTCCGCCCTGCGCGACAAGCGCGCGATCTCGGACATAGCCCTAGAGGAACTGAAAGCATGACCCAAGACGAAGCGCGCCAACTTTGGCGGTACGACCAAGGCAAATTGTATTGGTTGATATCGCCTAACCCCCGCACAAAAATAGGCGCTGAAGCGGGCTGCGTACACGGCAACGGATACCGCGAAGTTGGCATCCGAAAAAAAGTTTACGGAGTACATCGGATTGTGTTTTTAATGTTTCACGGATACATCCCAAAACGAGTAGACCATATAGACGGTAATCCGTTAAACAACGACATCGAAAATTTGAGAGCAGCAAACAACAGCACGAATGGTTTTAACAGAAAGATAAGCGTGAATAATTCGTCCGGCGTAAAAAACGTTTCGCTGTGTAAAGCGATAGGAAAATGGAAAGTATCGCTGCTTTGCGATGGGGTATCATACTATTACGGCGCGTTTAGCTCTTTAGCCGACGCAGAAGCTATGGCTGCGCGCGCTAGACTTCAACTGCATGGCGATTTTGCGAGGAACAAATGACAATGAATTGGCGAACCCTCAATAAGAAGCTGCCGTCGCTGTCGGAGGCGGCGGTCCAGCAGTTGCTGCATGACGAACTGGTCGGGATGCGCCGGGGCACTGTCGTGGTCCGCCTGCATCAGCGGTTCACGGCCCTGCGGGCCACGCGCGAGCGTGACGAGCTGCTCGCTACGCTCCGGGCCGCGCAGCCATCTCCTTAGCGGGGGCCGCCACGCGGGCGGGCGCTAGCGTACAATTTGGAAGACGCGTTTTCAATGTCGTTGAGGACCGATTTACCGATGGGGTTCTCGGTGAAGCGTTTACCTTCCGCGACTTGTTGGTCGCCCGCGTCGCCACGGCCTTGTTCTACGCCTCCGAAATATTTCTGCATTAACGCGCGCGTAAGGATTTCTTCCGAATACGCCTTAGCGCTGTCGGGCATCATGCCTGCGTCGCGCAATTTCTGCACGCCTCGGTGAATGGACTCATGCACAAGCGTGCTATCGTGTTGGCCGGTGGACATGATCTGGTCTGTGCTGGGCGTATACGTTCCGCCCAGACTGAGTTGCCTGCCTTGCGTGACCGCTGGCGGCGCGGTTACAAACTGACGTGGGTCGTACCCGACCGCTGCCGTGGGGCTGGACTGCGCCGCGAGCCAAGCTGAATAAAGGCGGTCTGCCATTGCAGGGTCTATAGCTTGCAGCCCAAGTTTTCCGACCGCGTCGTTGTTAAACGCAGACCGCATTTCCATAAAATCTTTAGGCATACGCATCCGCGTGCCGGGCTGAAAAAACGCCGCTGAACGGTCGCCGTAAGCCGAGTCGTATTGTTTTGCGTTCGCCAGTTCTTCCGGCGTGGTCCAGCCTACCGGACGCTTTGGAACGTCCAGCATCTTGTTCTGCGGCGTTGATGAACCGAATAACTGTTCCATCCAGTTCATTTTGCCATCTCCCTAGCCTGCACTTCCACCTCGTTGACGCGGCGTATCCAGCCGCGCCCGAAGGTCTTGTAGGTCGAGAGCCGGGCCAAGAACTGCACACGCTCGCGGCACAGGTTGTCGATGACGACGCCCGGCTCGATCATGCTGACGGCCTTCAACGTGCGCGGGCCGATCATGCCGTCTGTCGGGACCGCCAGCGACGATTGCAGCGTCCTGATGGCGCGCACGGGGCCGGAGTTCACCGCGAAGTCGAACATGGCGAAATCCACGCCTGCTGGCAGGTCATCGCCACGCACGGCGTCCCAGTACCGTTCCTTGTACAGCGGCGCGACCTTGGCGGGCGTCAGCGCCCGCATCTCGGCCTCGCTCACGTCGTGGTCCACGTAGGACTCCCACGTCGCCTTGGTGACGCCGAGGTTTGTCATGCCTCCAGGATCTTTCGGATTGCAGACGTAGCCGCCCTCATGCGCGAGCATCAGCTTCAAGGAACGGTCGAAGTTGGACTTCATTTGGACGCCACTCCCTTGACCTTCTCCAGCGTGCGAAGCCCGCCCATTCCGAGTAGGGCGAAGACCAGCTCCCACAGCATCCCATCGAGCTTGGGAGGGGCCGCCAGCGCGATATGCAGGCTGGTGGCTACCCACATCAGCAGAGGCGCTGCAACGTACTGGTAAGCCAGCGCAGCGCCGCACACCCAGCCGATGAACGGACGCCAGCCCGACACGAACAGGTTCGAATTGGCAGCCTCGACGACGTTGACATCGGTCTGGCCCTTGTCCCACGCCTGAAGGCTGGAGCGCAGCTCGCCCTCCGCCTTGGCCTTGGCCTGCGGATCTGGGACGAACTTGTCGAGGACCTTGAGCGCTGCCGCGATGGCGTCGTCGATGCCGAATGCCATTATTTGTCCGCCTTTGCGTCTAGCTTGTCATCAATACGTTGAAGCATGTCTTCAATGCGTTTCATCCGCGCGTCGAGGTCCGCGCGGGGGACGTAGGTCTTGGGCAGATCGACCTCGATCCGGTGGATGTCCTCGCGCAAGTCCTTGACCGCGCCCCACAGCTCGCGGGCTAACCAGCCCACGACCGAGAGGGTGATGCCTCCGGCGATATTGATAAGCGTCTGAGGTTCCATGTCACCGGGCCATTGAGTTGCGGTTATCTTGGGGCGGCGCGAGCCGGTTAATCGTCAATATGGGCGAGCCGTAAGGTGCTGCTGCACGGGCGGCTTCCGCCGCCGCGTTAAACGGCGCACGTACCGCAGCGCCGCGTGCTGCCGTATTTGCTTTTGTAGCCATAGCTTTTTCAATAGCAGTCGCGGCGGTCGCCGGGTCAAGCATGGCTTCTGCCAAACGTATAGCCGTTGCGCTCTGGATGCGCCCTTCCAGCGCGCCCGCGATCTTATTCGCCGCCGTTGCGATCCAGCTAAAGAAAGCAGGCGTACGTGGGATGTTGCCCGCCTCCAAGGTTTTCGCTTGCTCCGCCCCGCGCTGGGCTAGACGCTTATACTCATCCGTCCGCGCGAGGTCTTGCAAGATGTTGGACACTTTTTGGCTGTCCCCAGCCTCAAGCGTGTCGGATAACGTCTGGAACCGTGTGTCGCCTGTGGCCTTCTTGATGGTAGCGGGGGCGTTGCGAACCGCAGTAGCGAACACACCCGGACGACTGACGCCTTCGTTGAGCGGGCTAGTGAGCGCCTGCTCAAGCACCTTACCGACTTCCATGACGTTGATCGGCTTGCTTTCAGCGGCAAAAGTTTCCCGCGCGGTCTTGTAGCCCGGTAATTTGTTCTCCATCCACCCGACAAATTGATCGCGGACGGATTTAATAGTCCTTTGTTCGGCCCTTTCCGCCGCCGTAACACCCGGCGAGGATTTTATCATTTCGTCTAGCGCGAGCTTGATGTCGTGCAAGCTTTGGCCGGGATATGTCGCAAATGCCGCTGGCGCTTCACGGGTAAGGGGCTTGCCATCCGGCCCCATAACCGTGGATGTAACAGTCTGCGCCGGAACGTCTTCGCCTGTTTTGAACAGCCGTTGCTCATTCGCGGCGTTTTTTTGCGCCGTTCTGACGGCGTCCTGCATAGCAGGCGTCTGAAGCATACGGGCGAGCTTTTCATCCGCCGTAACTTCAACGGCCATTGGCCCTTCGTAATTAGCCTTGGCGTTGGCCGCGCGTGTCGTGCGGGCCTGTTCAAGGTTAGCGGGCGTCTCAGCGATAGAACCAATAGACTGCTGACGAGCGGCGGTCTGCGCGGCTTCCAATTCCGCTGCGGCTGTAGGCATATTTTCTTTAAGCAGCCGCTGCTGCAACGCAGGGAACTGCGTGCCGCTGACGCCTGCGCCCGCCAACACTTCGGCGGCTGTAGGCTTGCTGCCGGGCACAATGACGTTACCTTCGCCGCGAAGCGCATTGACGTACGCCGCGCCGCGACCTTCCAAAGCCGGAACAAGCATGTTGGCGCTAGGCGTAAACAAGTTAGACACAGCCGTGACCGGACGCGCCAAGGCGTTCCCGGTAACTTGCAGCGCGTTTGCGGTGCCTCGGATGGGGTCTGTAAGCACGCTCGCGCGTTCGAGCGCCTCGGCTATGCGCCCAGCGGGCGCAACCTTAGCGCCCAAGCCAAGCCCAAGGGACAAGTCAGCCAGAACCGAAGTCGGCTGCGTAGCCAGCTTCTCCAAGAATTTCTGCTTGTCGCCATACGCCGCGTATGAGTCAATGAACGCATCCGCCGTCGCTTTGGCACGGGCTTGCAATTCGGGATTGGCTTGCTCTGCAAAAGGCGCTATTGCGCGGCTAAACGCCAACGTATGGGCGGGAAGCACAGCCTCAGCGGCTTTAGTGAACAGCCCCTGCGGAAGATCGCGGGCAACGGTGTTGAACGCGTTAGTGGCGCGCTCACCCGCGCCCGGCGCACCCACTGAGGTGTCTATCGCGGAGAACATTTGCGCGGGCAGCACGGCCTTGGCCGCAGCGCGCGGCACGCCAGCCGCCACGTCCAGAAGACCCCCCGCCATATGCACGATGTCGCCCGGCAACGCTTTCACGCCTTCTAACGCCGCACCGGTCAAAGTGCGTTCGTTAGACGGGGCTTTCGGAACTTCAAATTCAGCAAAAGGGTTTGCGGAACTTGGCGCGGCTTCGCGCCCGCCCACAGCTTTGCGCGGGCCAGCCGGAACTTCAAATTCAGCAAAAGGGTTTGCCATTTATTTCCCCAGAATTGCTGCGGCAGCGCCAGGACGGCCAAAATGCTCATCAAAAGCCTTAGCCATAGACGGATCGTTGCGCAACTTCTCAATCGCGCGGGGATCAATACCTATGGCGATAGACGGAGTAGGTGCGGGGAGGTCAAACTGGCCTTTATATTTTTCCATCAAAGGCCCGTACGTGTTTGTGTAATTGGACCGCGTACGGTTCATAAGACCTTCGGCTCGATTGACGATGATCTTCATCTGCCTATCAAGCGTTTTTGCGTCCATATTCGTAAGATCCAAGGACGCGACTTGGTCGGCCAAGATTTTCCATTCTTGAACCGCCATGCTGCCGATAGACCCTGCGCTGGCTTTGGACATCGCGGTTATCTGACCAACAACGTCGTTAAATTTTGTTTGCGCGTCTTTTGCTGACGCGCTGAGGTTAGGCGTATATTTTCCCGTGTAGCCAGAAATTGCGTTTTTAGCCTCTTCAGGCAACGCCAAAACATCTTTGGCCGCGCGAAGCGTTTCCTGAAGCGTCGCCATAGACTCCCCGGCGTTGGCGCGGGCTTCGCCTACATCCGTGCGCATTTTCTGCTCTTGAACGGGGGTAAGTATCTGCGCGGCTTCTTGCGCAATCTGCGCTTTACGTTGTTCCTTTTGCGCTTCTTGCTGTTGGATAAACTCGCCTGCGCCTATCGGGGCAGCGCGTAAAGTGTTTTTTGCTCCCGCTTCTGTTGTTGGCGGCGCAACCATAGCATTGCCCACCGCTGGCGCAGCCGCGCCGGGCATGTTGTTGACCGCAGCATTAGCCCCGGCTGCGCTGGGCTGCATAGGAGGAAGACCAAGACGCGCTTGCGTAGCTTGCATGGCTGCAAGCCGGTCAGGGTTCATAGCCGCCGTAGCCGGGCCGGTACCCGCTCCAGCGCCGGTATCCGCACCTTGCGGTGCAAACGGGGTTATGCCAAGTTCTTTTGCGCCCTTGCCGGGCGTGTATTCGGCGGGCACGCCGCCAATTGTGGTAAGTTGAGGCTTCATACTTTCCCGAACAGACTGGGACGTAGCAACCATATGGCCTTGAAGTTTACCTGTTGGGTCTTGCGCCCATTGTTCCGGCGTGGGAAGATTTACACCATTGGCTTTATAGGCTGGGCCATGCACCTCAAGCCAGCTTGCGTAAGACCGCGCGTCACCCGGAGGAATAGCCGCCAAACGATTTTGTGCGTTTGTATATGCCGCCTCGCCCATTGCTTGATAGGTTTGCGCAAGACTAGCGTTAGTACTGGCCGTGTCCCGCTCTAACTTTTGCGCTTGCCGAACGGCAACTAACGCGGCGGTGGCGTCTTTAACCCCACCGGCT